CATTTTTCCATCTTGCTTGTGCGGCTTTTGATGCCCTATCATGCATTTTGGCTTTATTTTCCATTGCAAGGTTTAATTCTTTTTCAACTCTGTTATGAACCCAAAATCCATCCTTGATACTAAAGAATTGCATTAGCATTGCTTTAGCATTACTCCAAGCATCAGGAGATAATTTAGAAATTTGGGCTAAAACCTGATCATTGTCTGGCAATCGACCAGATCGCCAATAATCCATCAAAAGAAGTAAATAAGCGCCATGCTGTTCAGTTGTAAGTCTGGCTGTATCTGCTAGATAGTCCCCAATGTAAAGGGGCATCCATATATCTGCTTTTTGCATACTATTCCTCTGTCAAAGGTAGTCGATTAGGTGGACTTGGCAGAGAAGTGACTAAGTTCCTTTTCGGACTATTGGAGCAACCCAACAGCCTAGCCTGTCCATAGATTGTACTACTAAAACTCAAATTCCTTAACATCATACCGCCCATTGTCTTTTTTAAACCATCCAAAGACAATAATTCGCCAGCCAGCTTCCAACAATAGGGGTAAATACTCAGATTCTTCTATTTTTTTGATTCTAGCGGCAATATTGGACTTGCTGGTAATCTGCACTCCAATTGTTTCGCCTTTTCCAATAGCCAATATGTCGAACACTCCAAACAAGTCTTTTTTTCTTTTTGTGAAGGCATTGTAGCTTTCGACTATATCGCATTGGTATCCCCGGTCTTTGAGAAGTGCCACAGTTTTTTGATTTAGGCTGGTCATTTGGCAATCATACAACAATTTAATTATTTTTCATTTTCTTGACCTAGGTCAAGATTTTTAGCAAAAAGCAAGATTAAAGTTTACCCATGCAGTAAATTTTTTATCACAACCAAAAGGAATCACAATGAAAACTTTTAAATGGACAGTAGAATTTGAAACAACATCTACATGGGTTGAAGATGGTTTTAACATTGATCAACGCAGAGCAACAGATATGATTGCTAATGCATTACCATTTGCTTCTGGTGCTGAGTTTAAAGCAACTGTTCTTAAATCACCTGATGCAAAATTAATTCGCAAAACTCAAGGCTATAACGACTAAATAACCAGCCCCTTTGGGGGCTACTTTATAAGAGAAAACATGAAAAACCCTTTAACACTACAGCAACAACAGCGCCTTATTAATGCATCCAGCAAAGTAAGCCGGGAAGAATGGAGTAGATTGCCAGTTGGCATTACTGAGCAAATTGCCGCCCGGATTGACCATGTATTGCTTGAATTGCATGAAGAAAATCCGCTTGCCTTTAGCACTATTGCTTATTTCGATGAAGCGCTTGGCAAAGTAGTATTTACCAAAAAAGCAGTTGGTATTGATTTCTTTAAATATTCATCAAGGAGATAACATGAATACCTATGAAATTATTGGTGTAATTGTTTTAGGTGTAATTCTTGGCGCAATGTTCGGATGGGGGTTTTAATCATGGGAATGTCTATGCATGATCGCTACTATGAGCCAGAAGATGAAGAAGATTTTGATGAAGAAATTGCTGAGTTGCTCAATGGCGACTTTAGCCCGGACTTAGAAGAAAATATCAAAGAAGCATTTATGAATGATGCTTTCTTTGGTGATCATTGGGCTACATTGGTCAAAGCACTTCAAAACAATGAAAAGGAAAAAATTGGTCTAATCATTTCTACTTGCATTTATGAATACTGGGAAAACTCTGCTGAAAGGGCTGTCCATGATTAATTACTTAATTTGGTTTTTTGGTTTATCTGGTGCGGCTACTTGGGCATTTGTAATTTTTGTAATTGCAAATATTTGCTTGCAACTTTGGAATCAAGAAAAATGAGAAAAAGAACTATTCAAGCCATGCAATATACACAGATGGCAATTGAGCAAATGATTAGCCCGGTGCAACCAGTTTATCCTGTGTATCCGACCCACAATAAACAACCGCCAAAGGATAGAAAATGATAATACTACTTGTTGCTTTCTTTTTCTTTCATGCGGATGTAAGTTGGATTTGGTGGGCTTTATTTTGTGTAATTGCAATTGCTGATTTTATTAAATTTTGTAGGGATATGACATGAGTAAATACAAAGAACTTAGAACAATAGATGTATCTGGTGAAATCAAAAAGATGGGTAAATTTAATTACTTGCCTTGGACTTATGCTGTTGATACTTTGTTACAACATGACCCAGAAGCCAATTGGACTTATGGAGAGCCGCAAATTTACAACGGCACTCTAATGGTTAATTGTTCTGTTACCGCTTTTGGCAAAACCATGACTGAATATCTGCCAGTTAAAGATAACAGCAATAAACCAATTATGAACCCTACAGCAATGGCTGTTAATAATGCTCAAAAAAGGGTGCTGGTAAAGTGCATCGCAATATGTACCGGGATTGGTTTATCATTGTATGCAGGGGATGAATTCTGGGATGAACCAGAAGAATCACCAACAGATAAAATTATTGCTCAATTAGAAAACTGTAAAACCGCAGATGAACTTAAAACTGTTTTTGGATTAGCATGGGCTGAGTTAAAAACCAAAAAACAAAAAGAGCAAATCCAACCAATCTATGAAAAGAAAAAGGTAGAACTCAATGCGATTAGCCCAAGAACAACCTGATAATGTTTGTTTTGATTGTGGAATTAAATGGGGATCAGAAAAACCCAGAAACCATGATTACCGGGTCTGGCTAGATACTTGTGATGTATGCAATAAATTAACCGCAGTAAGTGATGCCGCAGAATACAAATATTTGAAAGTAGGTTGGGATGGATCAGAAGTTTTGTGTTAGTTGTCAAGTAATGCGAGAAGCAAAAGGCTTTAAATTAGTATTAAGAAATAAAACAAAAGTTTGGAAGTGCGCTAATTGTCTGAAAAGGCAATCCGATCAACACTATAGGAGTAAAAATGATAGATAGAGATTTTATTTATACAGCCGCAAGTACCGATATAACTATTCGCTGGCGCAAGATTTATGGTTATGTCCCGGCAAGTGAACAGGAATTCTATAAAAAGAAATGGGCTGATTTTAAAGCATTATTTCATAGGACATTGGATGATTCTGATGCTATATTTATTGATCCGAAAGTGCAACAGATTTGGCAAAAACAGCGAAAGCATAAGGTATGAATCCATTTGCACAAAAGGAATTTGATAAGATACCTAAAGCGGTCTATGCACCAGAAGAATATTTTGAAATGGGCTGGATGGCGGCGGTTAATGCTTTGTCTAAGGAATTTATGACTAAATGGGAACAATCAGAACTGGATGATATTCAATTAATCCAAATGCGCCCAACCGATCAAATGCCAGATGATGAAGCAGAATAGTTGGTATCCACTTTGTTTTGAATCAAAAGCCAAATATGAATCATGGAAAGATGCAAGGAATTATGCCCATGAAGTAGCTTCGGTTTGCGATGATTGCGATTCGGATTATTCAACAGAAATGCAAAGACAAAAAAGATGCAACCCACAGGATGCTATTTTTAATTCAACCAACAGTAGGAAGCCATGCAAACAAAAGACTATTCAGAACTTTACTTAGATACCCAAGTAGCAATCAAAAACTGCCATTTGTTTTGTTTAAAGAGTGATTGGGAATCAGCAGGAAAAGCGGCAGAAGCGGCATCAGAATATGCAAAACAACTACAGGACACTATAAAAACCTATGACAACATTTACAACAGAAGATCGGCTTAATTCTTTAGAACCCATCCCATTTGCCGGGATGATTGATTTAGAAATTAAACAGGGAACAGAAGAATGGCATCAAATCCGGCTTGGCAAAGTAACAGCCAGCCGGGTTTCTGATGTTATGTCTAAGATTAAATCGGGAGAATCAGCAGGGCGCAAGAACTATAAGATGGATTTGGTGGTTGAAAGGCTCACAAACACACCTACAAGCAGTTTTACCAATGCGGCTATGGCTTGGGGTACAGAAACCGAACCATTGGCTAGAATGGCTTATGAAGTCTATTCTGGGAACTTTGTAGAAACTGTAGCTTTTGTGCCACACAAAACAATCGAATGGTTTGGTTGTAGCCCAGATGGTTTAGTTGGTGAAGGGTTAATGGAAATTAAATGCCCTAATACAGCTACTCATATTGATTATTTGTTGGCTGGAGTTCCCCCGGCAAAGTATGTCCCACAAATGCAAACACAGATGGCTTGTACAGGGGCTAAATGGTGCGATTTTGTATCATTTGATCCTAGGCTACCAGATGAATTGCAATTGCTTGTAGTGCGCTTGGATAGGGATGAAGCATATATCCAGCAAATAGAAGATGAAGTTAAGCAGTTTTTAGATGAAGTTAAACAAATTTACTCACAATTGAAAGCGAGAAATAATGGGCATTAAATATGACTGTATTGTAAAAAATGGCACTTATACCGATAAAAGCGGCAATGAAAAGAACCGCTGGCAGAAGATTGGAGTTTGTGTCGATACCAAACAAGGGGGATTGGCTATCAAACTAGAAGCAATCCCAGTTACTTGGGATGGATGGATTTCTTTGGCAGAACCTAAACCAAAAGAAAATGCACCAGCCGCATCAAGCAGTTTGGCTGATATAGATTCTGATGTTCCCTTTTAATGGATAGTGGCAGATAGCACCGCAATACTACCGGGGTTGCTGACAGTCCAGCCTATTGCTATCAGGCTGTCAATATTTTTTTAGCTTGCTCAATCTTAGCAATGCGATCATCTAAACCATTAAATCCACCATTAATGCGCTTGGTCATTTCTTTGGTGGCTTCATAATTATTTTGATCTGCTAGATCATTTAATCCCTTTTTATTCCAAAACCAACCAGCCGACATTGCGGCATAAGGTGGTTGTAGCAACATATCTGGGTCATTAATTAAATCGACATTAAGCGCATCAGATAGGGTTTTATAAAGGTCTTTGCCTGTGCATTGAATCAAACCTCTGCCCCTGTATTTCCAACCCTCGCCAGATTCTTCATCACCATTGCCCATGCGATTGGCATATACCTTATTGGCTATCATATCTGGCTGATTGGCATATTTATTGGCAATTTCATCTGTAGGAAATCTTGATCCCCAAACAGATTTCAAGCCATTTGCTGAATAATGCAAATTCTCTTGCATGGTCTTTAGGTTATTAGATTCATGCATTAATTGTCCAAGAAAAGCGGCTTGGCGGTTTACATTATTAATTGAATACTTATCGCAAACCTTTTGTAAGTGTGGCAACCAATCAGGGTTAATACCTAATTGGGCTAATTGTTCTGATGTCATTTAATCCCCATTTGTTCATTTAACCATTTCTGTAATTCTACTAACATTAAGGTTGTTTCCGCACATTGTCCAGCAAGAACATTGTAGGCGGCGAGAGCATCAAACTGCTTGGGGGCGATGCCTGAATTGGGGGGCAGGGAACTGCTACTGGATTGCTGGCGCACCCCATTAGAGTAATACTGGCGCAATAAACTAAGTTTCGCATCATATTCATCTTGGATACCCTTTTTAACTAATTCCTGTTGTTTTTGGATTGATTCATTTTTTGCAATTTGCTTGTCGGCTTCTGCCTTAACTTCAGCTTTGTATGCGCTGAAATCAACATCCCTACTATGCCAGCCAGCACCATAAGCGCCAAGTAGCACCATAACAACAAGTCCAATTTTGACATAAATTCCAGCGCCGCCATTAAGTAAAGTGATTAAGAATCCCATTATTTGCCTTCTGGCTCTGCACCAGCCATTTGTTTTCCTGCAACAGAAGCCGCACCAGAACCAGAAACAATCCCAAGCGCACCAGCCAATTCAGTAAGACTAATATCTTTGCCTGTATATATTAAATATATAGCTGAACAACCTACTAATAAAAATCCAAGCATCCATGCCCATTTTGCAATGTCATGGGTTTGATTATCTTTTCCAGTAAGAATATGTTTTAGTATTTCATTCATTTTATTCCCCAAGTCAAATACCAAGCAATTAAAGCCGCTAAAGCAAAACAATAAAACTGTACTTTGCGAACCGCTTTCAAATCATGCTGGAAGGCTTCATTGTTTTTTCTTTCCAGATTCTCAATATCTAATTTGATCTTCAAAACCGCATCCCACTCTTTAGCGCCATATCTTTTAACAAAATCTATTTTTAATTTTGCTTCCCTGTCGCTAATTTGTTTCTTTTGATTCCAATCTTCTAGCGCTTTAATCAGCGCTGTTTGCTTTTTTAATTCTGCTTCTCTTTGCGCCCTGCGCCTTTCATGCGCTTTTTTTTGGGCTACATCTATACCATCTTGCTGTATGCCTTCAATTTGCTTTGAAAGACCTTTAGAAGCATCTCTAGTTGAATGTAAAGATTCTGCAAGGACTTTTGTGCCTTCAGAAATGCCGAATGGGTCTGGCATTTCATTTTGGCAATGACCAGCCATGAGTAACTAGCCAAGCATAGCCAATGCCAGCAATTACTACATATCCGATAGTTTTTAGGGAAAACCAGCCAAATTCAGCGGCTTTTTCATTTAGCCATTCTTTAATAGCTTCTTTAACAATTTCTTTTTGTATTTCATCAGCCATACCTACTCCAGATATTAAATTATTAATCAGTCTTATCTTATCTGGAATTTAAAGGTATTTTATCACTTCTTCGGGTTTTACAAAGGCATCAGCATTATATTCGGTGAAATCCCACCATAGAAACTGATTATTAGCTAGATAATCTCGGCTTTTTAATAAATTAGTATTTTCTGGGTGTCCATATATTAATGGATCAGATACCGACCATAGGACAATGCCGGGTTTACCGCAATCCCAAGCAAGATGCTGAAAGAAGCTGTCGCATCCAATCCATATTCGACATTCGGCTATTAACTTTCTTAATTCGGATATAGATAAATCTTTTTTAAAATCATATACAAGCTGTTCTTCACCTTCTACACCGACTTGGACAATCTTTTCA